GTATATTGAATGCCTGATTATCGGGAGATAGCGGGATTTCGTATCCCTGCATGCTTACCCCGAAAAGTAACTTGAGAGTTTAGAAAGAACGGACTCATTGGCGCTCTTTACTGACTTGGTTCCGGTGTTCTGCACTGGTGATGTGCTAACGCCATCCGCCATGTCTGACTTGCTTGCCACGCTGATCGTCTGCGTTTGGGAGATAATGACCTCTTTGAGAGTCAGTGAGGCCATCAGGACATTCTCTGAGGTGCGATCAGTAGTGACATCCAGCACCCGAATCAGCATATTGCTATAGATTCGCTTGCCGGTGACCACATCAAATGGCACGCGGCTGGCCTGCAAATCTAACAACTGCTGATAGGTCTCTTTTGGACTGAGTCCCAGCAGGCTAGTACCGGTGAGCGAACTCGCAAAATCCAGTAACGAGCCTCCTCCGGAAAAGCCGACCTCCATTGTCAGCTCTGATGGACGCTTAAAGGCATGGTCTGCAACCGGCGCGCCATTCTCAGTGGGATGCTCAGTGATTTCCAGAACATCACTGTGCTTCTCAGAGATAACTACGTCAGGAATGATTAATCCGATCTTCCTGCTTTGCTGTGAGAACAGCGTAGAGAGAATATCCATTATCTGACCGCCGGCGTGAGCTGCTGAGTAAGTCTGGAGTTAACTCCCATCTGGCGGTCAGCGATTTCACTCCCCGCTCTTGATGGATCGCTAACTCCATGGATGTGAATGTTGGTTTCCTGCGTTATGGTTGCACCAGTTCCGGGCATATTACTCAGGACCCGCGGGATGTAATTCCGTGTCTCCTCCGGCATTAGCGCCATACCATGCTTCTGCACGTTACCGATTCCCCAGTTATAAGACGCGAGCGCTTTGGGAAGGTCGCCGTTATTGGCCTTTAATAGCTGGGCGAGATATTTCGCTGCAGCCTGGGCAGACTTAACCGGGTCGAATGCCTCGTTACCGCGCAGCCCCAAATCCTTAGCCGTGCCGGGCATCAGCTGAAACAGACCCTGTGCGCCGGCACCAGACATGGCATTTGGATTGCCTGCAGACTCGGTGATCGCAACGCTTTTCAGTAAGCCCACAGGAAGCTGGTATAGCTGCTCGAGCTTACCGAACATTGGTTGCAACCACCCTAACAGCTCACTGCCTTGCCTGCTTGCCTGAGGCCGCTTGAAAGACTGCCCATACTGTTCAACTGAGCCATCTAACGGATAGATTCGCTCTGGGTCGAGGTCTTCGCCCGCCATCGGCTGGACAGAGCTATCGCCGAACCATCTTTTCATGGCTGCCCCGATACTGCGCGGGTCGAATCCGGTTTTTTCCTTGATATATTCTGCAGCACTGTCCGCGCTGGCGGAGACGGCAGGTAATGCATCCGGGTTACCCTGCCCCTGATTTATCAGCTCGCGCCCGATCGCATAGGCATCTTTCCATCTGCCATCCTTAATGGCGTTGAGCAGGCGCGCTATCCCGTCGAGCATTTTGGACAGCTCGCCAAGGTTTTCCATGAGGTTGCTCATGTCCCATTTGGCTGTCCATGTCTGCGGGTCGATGCCGAGCAGGCGCATAACGGCATCTTTCAGATCGTCGACGCCTTTGATGGCGCCCTTAATCTGCGGCTCCCACTTTTTCCAGTCTATGAGTGACTGGCCGCCTTCCTTCCACGTTTTGTAATCGTCGTAGAGCGCCAGAATGGCAAGGCCAAGAGCGGTAATCATGCCAATCGGCGACATCACGAACGCACCGTTCAGGATGCGCCAGGCGATAACGAGCGCGCCGAACACCTCGATAAGGCACTGCGTTGACTTATCCAGCGATGACCACCATTGCATGATGTCGCCGCCGGCCTGTATCAGCCGATAAACGACGCGGCCGATGACCTCAGCGAGCCACAGGATGCCTTTAACGCCGCTGGTAATCGTCTGCTCAATCTTCGGGAAGTTGTCGACGATTTGCTTACGCAGCGTATCGATAGAGCCTGACAACCCCTCCGCCAGGTTAGAACCGATCTTGTCGCGCGCCATTCCCGCCATCTGGCCGAATGCACGCAGAGACGTCATGAAGCGGTTGGAGCTCACAGCAGCCTGGTCAGCATTGAAGCCGATAGCTTTCGCCATTTGCGTATACTGCGCGCCAAACTGCCACATCCCGCGGCGCATTGCCATCAGGGTGTTTTCATCTATGCCCAGCATCTGCGCATATTGATTCGCGCGATAGTAAGGCATTTTATTCAGTTGCTGGCCGACGCCGGTGAAGATGGACGCCATATCACGCATGCTGCCGCTGGCGTCACGCGTCTGAACGCCCAGGCGATTCAGGAAACCTTCAGAGCCGGGGTTGTTACGCATGAAGCGCGAAAGGCTTTCCAGCGATCCGCGCGCGGCTTCTGCACTCGACCCGGCCTGAGACGCGGCATAACCGATCGCCTGAATGCCTGCGACCGTTGCTCCTGTCCGCTGAGACGCCCAGTAAAGCTGATCAAGACCACTGGCAATCTTCGCAGTAAAGGCAACCACGGAAATTGCTGCTGCCTCAACGGCTACGCCCAACTTCACCGCCTGCGCGGTTGTTCCGGCGATGACCGTATCAAATTTACGGGCACCGTCCTCATCAACCTGAAAGCCAAGGCTTACCAGAAAATCCTTGATAGTCTCAGCGTTCATTATCCTGTCTCCAGCGCTCAATGCGGTTGTTGTTATCTGCCTTCAGGTCAAGCCAGTCGTTCATGCGGGCAACGTCTGCGAGGTCTACTGAGCCATCCTTCAGGGCTGAATAGCTGATGTACCCGGCATCAACCGGGCGCATCAGAAAATCTTCGCCATCAGGAAGTGATTCCAGCGTCAGTCCACTTACTGGGGCGCAGTCTCGCTGGCGGGGAGTGCGGGCAAAAAATTTCCCAGACTGTCGCCTACCACCCGACCAACGATCTGCAGCATGCTCATCAGGTCGATGTCATCGAACATGAGTTCGTTCTGTGACATTACCGGTGCCCACACTTTGCCGTTCTGGCGGGAAACGACTGACAGGCAGGGGAAGATGATCGCATTCGTATCTTCTTCACTCATTTCCGCCAGCGAGTCTGCAACTTTAGGCAGTGCAGTTTCGAGAGCCTTATACACGTCGCCACCCTGCGCAGCGGTTTTAACGCTCTGGAAGTCGCCAAGAATCCCAGCAAGGACCGGTAGCAGCTTGCGGGATACCTTCAGTTGGTCAAAAACACTGAGCTTTGATGTGCGGTAATTGACGCCTTTGATTTCAAATTCCATCGATTAAAACTCCCCAAGCACTTCGTCGATTTTGCCGCCGTCAAACACCCATGCCACCATCCCGGCAACCTTTGGGTTGTTCCAGTCTGGCTGCCGCTGGAAAGCCGCTGAGCGAACTGTAACGATGTCACCGGAGGCTTTGTTGCGCAGCACGAACACGTTATTACCCCACAGCGCCGAAGACTGGCTTTGCGCGTTGTACATCAGGGATAGCTTCTTGTTCACAGGCGAGGTTTTCAGCAGATTGATGGTCACGGTGCCGCTCTTTCCTGCGTGCAGACTGTGCATCGGTTCACCATCTGCACCAATCGTCATGGTGTTTTTAGCCTCGGTCATCGTTACCGTGATCCCCTCTTCGGAGTTCGCAGAGCCATAGCCAAGGTCGATTGAGCCGGTCGGTCCGGTCATGGACGCCGTAATGTCCATAAAGCTGTAGGTACTCATCTATATCCCCTTAGCGAACAACGTTGATCTGAACGTCGGCGTAGTGAACCGCGCCGGCCAGTTTGATAGCTGCCTGAATTAAAGGCGCACGGCGTTTTTCGCGATCAGACTGTGCCTGTGTAGTCAGAGGCTGCGCGTACACGTAATAGCCTTTGGTCAGGGTATCGCCTGAGGTGATCTGGCCGATGTCGCCACCATTCCACACACCCGGCGCGACCAGACCATTTGAAACAGCCTGGTCTAGCGACATCTCAACGTTAGTGAGGAGACGCGTGATACCTGCTTCGGTCTGAGGAATTTTACTGGTCGAGGTGTACAGCAGGTTAAACAGGTTGGTCTGCACATAATTCTGCAGCCAGTCCAGCCCATGGCGCTCATCGAAGAAATCGCCGTTGGACATCACGCCCTGCTGCAGGATTGCCGTGTCGTTCGCGTAATACACGTAGACGTTGGCATTCTTCGCATCTACCGCGGCAGCCTGAGAGCTGGTCAGTGTTTCATAAGTCACGCCCGGTTCAGTTTTGAACTTAAGGGTGATAGTGGTGTTGTTGCCGGTGAAGTTGACAGTAAAGGCACGCCCGAAAGCCGACAGCGCCGCGTACTTACTTTTCGTTGAGTACTGCACAAAGGAACGGCTGTACCCGGCAGCTTTAAGGGTAGATGCGATATCTGATGTGCTTGCTGAGTCGATGATGCCTGAATCGGAGGAAGTGACAGCAAACACGCGGCTAAGACTTGATGCCTGGATGGCTGCAGCAGTTGCCGTAATTTCTGCAGGCGTCAACTCGTCTTCATCGGCAATACCGAGTCCATACCAGTTGGTGAACTGCAGCACAGCACTGATGGCCTGCGCCAGCGTTTCAACGCTTCCGGTTTCATCTGTTGCCAGTGTTTTAGCCCAGCGACCAACATAGACCTGAGCAGGCCGTGGTGACTGTGAAAAGTAAATCAGTGCTGCTTCGTACTCCGGGCTGTCTTCGCCGAAATCAACGCCGATGTCCTCGGAGCTGGTATAAAGCCGGATACGCTCTGATACCGGGATAACAGTGGATGTGCCGAGAATGAGTAGCGAACCGAAATTACGACCCGTCGCCGCAGTGGGCGACATGATAACGTCAACGTTCACAACGTTGGATACAGGTAAGCCCTGTGCCATAGGTTAATCTCCAAAGAATGATACTGGCGCTTCGACCAGAGATTTGATGCCGTAATCGCGGATAACTTTGCGGCGCAGGCGCACAGTGATGTCGTAACGGCGCACCCACTGGTTATTGATGAGTTCGGGGAAGGCTGTCAGTTCACTGTAATCAGCAAGCGACAGATCGTTTGTTTTCAGAGTTTCGTTGTTCTGCTCAACCGTCAGACCATCACGAAACAGGGTGGCAATCGACTGGCTTTGCGGGCCATAGAAGGATGCGAGCGTTTCGATGACTTCGTGACGCCAGAGCTGATTGCCATCATCAGTCTGCCGGACGAACGCCGGGGCGTTATCTGCCGTAAAGCCGATAATTCCAAAGCCGCACCAGTTCACGTCAGCAGCAGGAAGAGCAGCCTGTGTGGCTGTCCAGCGCGGTCTGACCATGCCTGGCGGCAACCCTGACAATGCTCTGACCCACTGACTTAACTCACGCTCAAGTGCCTCATCGTAGGCCTGCGGCGCGCTGACTGGCGTCAGATAACCGGCGGATGTGCTGTCATTACTCACCGGCACCTCCGTCGAATGGCAGCAGTTCACAGTGAGCCTGGACGAAGCCAGCACCGTAAGCTGTGTATGGGTCAATGAACGTGACGCGATACTCGCGCCCGCGATAGGTGACAATGTCCGCATCGATACCGGTGTTGCCGCTGGTCAGGCGGAAAACGGTCACTATCAGGATTGCTCCATTAATGACCTGACCGGCCTGCATGCGCCGGGCTTCCAGTGAGCGGTCAACCGTCACCACGCCACCAAATGGCGTCACTGTGGTTGTGTTGCTGGGAAAGCCATCTGCATCTACCGTCTGGGCATTGCGCTTCACGGTGAGCGTTGTATCGAGGAATTCAGGCGAGAGCAGAACGTCAGTAACATCAAGAGTCGGCATCTTTATCCCTCACAACATGCGTGATTGAGCGACGATACTCGCCAGTGTCGATGAGTGGTTTATTCCCCGTTCGCCCGCGGCGTAATCGGTTAGCGATGGTTGCATCTGCCAGAGGTGTAAAGCCGGTGATGGTGATGTAACGCTTCACCCCATTTGCCGCCACAGTACCGGCACGCTCGAGCGACGTAACCGAGCCTTCAGCGTCACCCTCCAGCGCCTTGAGGGCAGCTGACTTTAGGTGAGGCATAAATTCCTGCTCTACCGACCTGACGCCGGGCTTGAGATGGGGCCGCGGTGGGATGTTCTGCGCTGGTGAGCCGTTCTCGTTGATATAACCAATCGCCGCATTGCCAATATCGCCATCGTCACGCTCATCTTTCGATTCAGGGATGCCCACCAGAACATCCTTGTTCGCGAGGGTTTTAAGGGCGTCCAGAATGCTTTGAGCGCTGTCACTGCGAACCGTCAGGCCTGATTTCATAGCTGAATCCCGCCATACCCGAAGTACTGCAGCATTTGCCAGAACTCCGCGCCGTAGCGGGAGAAGTTCCAGAAGCCAGCATCAGCATTCAGTGTCGAGCTGTTGTCATAGCTCACGCTGACCTTATCTACTGATTTGGATGCAACTACGCCACTCGTAGCGCCTCCGGCACCACCGAGCATCCCGGCTGCTGTATCAGCTGCATTCAGCACCATGTAATGCGCGACGAACAGCTCTGCCAGATAGGGGAACATGTCCCCCATAGTAGAACCATCAATTAGCATGTCGGCGAGATTGAGCCTGAACTGGATTACTGGGTCGGGATATTTGGTGGTGTCAGAGAACTGCGGGAAGTCGCGGCGGAAATCACTTACTGTCGGCAGGTTTTTGTTTCTTGCCATCAGCATCACCTTGCGCTGCCGGTTCATTTACGGGTGCCTGCAGTGCTGCAAGCTGCGCGGTCAGGTCAGCAATGGTCTCGTCCTTTTCCGCTACCGACTGCTGCAGATCTCCATACTCCTTGTCTTTCTCTGCCAGCTGCGCGGTCAGGCTATCGATCTGCGCCTGAAACTCTTTCGCGTCTGCACTGGCTTTCGCTTTGCCCGTCACTTCAGCATGTGCAGTGACAAACCAGTGATCAGCAACTTTGTCATCCACGGTGTGCTCACCAGTTTCGAATCGCTGACTGGTGCCATCTTCAAACTGGAAGTTAAAGGGAGTGTGGACGCGGATAGTCTTCTTAGCCATTTGATACTCCTGCTGGCCCCTTGCGGGGCCGATTGGTTAGATGCCGTCCAGATATGCCATGGTTTCCGGATACGGAGACTCAACTGCGCCCAGCTTGCCGTAGTAGGTAGTCAGCTGATAAATGCCACGATACTGCACCGGCACGTTCAGCAGCGGAACCATTGGGAAGCGCACGTATTTTTTATCGTTGGTGTAAGCCACCATGCGATCGGTACCTCCAACGCCCGCGCCTTCCAGCCATTTAACGGCATAGATGCTCAGCGGCACGCCGTTCTGGTGGAATGCGATGGTGTTGTTCTGCAGGTAAGTCAGCAGAGACTGGTTACCAGCTTCAGACACGATACGCTGAGCCAGCAGCGCGAATGCTTTCGGCGGCAGACGCAGGTCGCGCGGTACCAGGGTGTAACCTGATGCTTTCCACGCATTGGTCAGCAGTGTGTTGATGGAATCCAGAATTTCGGCGTTGGTGGAGTTAGCCCACGTCTTAACCGCATTGGTCACTGACGCGCCGGCATAGTTAAACAGACCTTTTACGCCCAACTGACTGTCACCGCGATACACCTGCTCATCGGTGTCCATGTTCCATTTCAGCTGCATGGCATCGAATTTCTGTGTATCGATTGGGCGACCAACTTTAGCAGCGGCGGCCAGTTCAACAACGGTCCAGCCCAGCTCCATGCCCCACAGGGTCAGTGGAAAGCCGGTTTTCGCAATGTCTACGCTCGGGCCGGCAATGGCAGTTGAATCTTTGCCGATCCAGTTTTTGCCATTTGGATTTGGCGTGCCCGGAACTGCAAAGGTTGAGTTAGTGAAAGAACTGATGTCATCAGCGATTGATACGTCTTCGCGCAACTGAATATCACGCGACCACGTATAACCGACCAGCGGCATATTCAGCTCCTGATCGAGGCGCTCAAGCTCGCCAACCAGGAAAGCGCCAGTACCGTCAACGGTGGCTTGGTCAAAAGTAAACATATATAGCGGTGCCCTTAGATGTTGTAAGCGATTTCAGCGTTGCCATCAGCATCGCCTGCGCCGGTGAAAGTTGCGTTTGGCAGAACTACCGTCTCATCAGTAACTTCTGCGCCCAGAATTGCGCCCAGCGGGCTTGCATCGGTTGGGTTTGCATTACGGACATAGACCGGCGCACCTTTAGTCAGGTTTACAGCTGTACCGCCAATATTCACTGTCATGTAGCCACGCTTCATTACGTCGCCGGTAAAGTTCTTACCGGTACCAATCTGACGCACCATATCTGGCGTAGAAGTGGTCGGGTAAGGACGCACATACAGGCCAGTAATGACCGTTGCGGCATCAGATGCTGCCAGGGGGATGAACTTGCCATCAGCACTGTCTTTACCCACAAGGCCGTAAGCGCTGAATGTTTTAGTCGAGTCCAGAATCACCGGCTCGGTGGTCAGGTCCTGAGGGCGTGAAATAGCCCCGGCGATGCCTACTGGCATCCGGTACAAATATGCAACCATGGGTTTATCCCTTATTTATTCCAGTGAGCGGCGTAGGCTTTGTTGAGAGCAGCCGGTGAGTTTTTGTTGGATGAATCGTAGAAAGATGCCCGCGCAGTAGTGACTGGCGCAGCGTTACGCAACTTGGCGATTT